TGTCGCAGAAGCATAACAACATACACAGCAATCTGTCCCAGTACGAGGGAACGACTGCCGCAGAATGGCAGGCTCGCGTGGATGCGTTACTAGCCAGTACTAATGGAATTGTGGAGTAGGAGTAATCATGTCGATCTGTTCAGAGACAACGCAACTGAAAGACACGGTGCTGCATCTGTTGGCATCGTCGGGTACTGCCGACGATCAGACCAACTACGGGAATGACGGCAGTTTTCAGGGCGGCATGGGTACGGCTGAAGGCACGCAGGGGCTGGAGTATGTGTTTGATGGTGCGGGGCAGTATATTAGCGTGCCAGATGACATATCGCTAGACGTTAGCACGGCCTTGACAGTCTCGTTCTGGTTCAAGAAAGACGACCTAATCACATACGGTGCTTTTGCTGGGAAGTACCTGTCTGGTTCTGAAAGGTCGTTTATCATTCGCACAGACAACAGTGCTGGAAAGCTAGTCTGGCTGGAGTATGACGGAGCAACCCGTCCGATTCTCACATCAGATGCCGCGTTCGTCGCTAACGTGTGGACTCATGTGACAGTTGTGAAAAGTGGTGCGAGCGTGACGTTTCACGTCAACGGTGTGGCGATTGGTGACGACAGCACGGCGATGAACGCGACACTTGCCGCCACGACGCAACCACTACAGGTTGGAAATTATGCGGATGGTGCGGGCGATCAGTTGGCTGGCAGCATGAAAGACATCCGCATAATCTCCCGTGCAATCACCGTCACCGAAATTCGCGAACTTTACAACGCCACCGCACGCCCAACGCTCGACAATGAGGTACTGAAACTCCAGCCAGCGACAGGGCTGGTGGATCAGTCGGCAGCGGGGCAAGCGAACAGCACGTATGTCGGTGATGCTGGAGTGGTTGGGCGTCGGTTTGAGTTTGATGGTAGCGGGGATTACATCACGCTCGGTGATTCGATTGCGTTCTCTGGTGACAGGTCGGTATCGTTTTGGTGTTACCTGAACTCACGGCCAGGCATGCCACTAGGCGGTGCGTCGGGGAATTACTATCCGTACATCTCGGTGTCGCAAATTCAAATAGCTTCAACCGCTGGTAGTTCTTCGTGGGCCAAAACAGTGCCTACCGGCGAATGGGTGCACATCGCGATAACTGGCGACGGAACGACGGCGACACTCTATTACAATGGAGTCAGCCAGGGCACGGCAACAGACCGCTCACCGACGATCTCAACGATTGCCGCATACGCGGCGGGCACAGAAGAAATTGACGGCTCCCTCGACGACATCAGAATTTTCTCATCCGCCCTAACCGCAGCCGAAGTCCTCCAACTGTACGAGGGTCGCCCCGGCTGGGAACCATCCGTCGCCCCGAGACAACTGCCCGGCACTGTCCTGCATCTGGAGGCCGCGACAGGCGAACGGGACCAGAGCTATTACGGGCGGAATTGCACGTTCAACGGGACCAACATTGCCGCAGATTCCAGCAGTGATGCTTTTGTGTTTAATGGGTCGGACGATTACATCGATTTAGGTGGAGCACCGTTGCAGGGCGTAGACTCATTCGCTGTATCGCTATGGCTTAACCCTGATAGCGTATCAGGTAACTGGATAGGCAAATACTCTGGATTCGCAAACCCAGGCACCGACGTGCAGATGATGATCCGCAATGCCACGCAGCTATTCGTGAAAAACGTGGCGGGGTCAATATCGCAAGCTAACGGGGCAGCAATAACCACCGGAGCGTGGTGGCACATTGTGGGGGTTGGTGACGGAACAAATATTACACTTTACGTTAATGGGGTCGCTGGTACGCCAGTGGCACTATCGGGGCCATATTTCCCAACAACGTCTGATAGTTGGGTGGTCGGCAACGCTCACGGAACGCCTACAGACGGCTCCATCCGTGATATCCGAATTCTCAACACCGCCCTCTCCGCAGATTCCGTCGCCCTGCTGTACAACCGTGGATGTGCGAACTACCGACCGCCAGGGCTGCTCGGCGGCGAGCAGTTGGCGTTGATGATGAGTCGCCACGAAGTCGGGGTGCTTCCTGGCACGGTGCTTCAACTCGATGGCAGCACTGAATATGCGGACCAGTCTGGGCTGGGGAATGACGCGACGAACAGTGGGACGACGATCACGGATGGGAAGTTTGTTTTTGATGGGGTGTCGGATTATATCTCTCAAGACATGCCGTCGCATAATGGATTCGCCAGCGGCACAATAGCGGTATGGTTTAAGGCGGATGCGTCACAGGTAACGAACGCGAGGCTTGTCTCAATAGGCGAGGACGCGGCGAATCAGGTGGAGTTTTTTATTGATGCAGCGAAGAAGTTAAACGCATTTGCATATATAAGCTGGGCAGTACAGTTTAACTTCGTCTCAGATTCCACGGTCAACGACGACGCATGGCATCACGGCGTGATGACGTGGGAGAGTAATTCTGCCCTCATGTATGTCGATGGCACGCTCCAGGCAGCAAGCGATACAAGCACAGCGGTCTCGCTAACGTCAGCGGCTGGAAAGTTGTCGATAGGAGAAAAATTCGACATTAGCGGCAAAGTGTTTAACGGCGAACTCGACGACATCCGAATCTTCAACCGTGCCCTATCCGCCGCAGAAATCACCACCCTTTACAACAACACGATTCAGGACGAATCAGCAAACGGAAACCACGGCGTGATGACGAACGGGGCGTATGTTGGGGAGGACGATGAGATCGTTTTGGATGGGGTTGATGATTACGTGGACTGTGGTGCGTCGACCCCAGCGATTGGGACGGGTGATTTAACGATATCGGCGTGGTATTACCGTGAGACCTCAGACACGAATAACCGCAGACTGCTGGCGACTGGTGGAGCGACTGGGACGCAGGCAGGGTATGCAATAATGGCGAATCAGTCACAAGTACGATTGCGGGTATCAGATGGGACTAACTCGGTGCTGGATGGACCGACTCTGACACTTGCGACATGGCAGCATATTGCAGCGGTGGTTGACAACACGACGAACGAGGCTTACGTGTATTTAGACGGAGCATTGGAAACCACTATCGACATATCGTCGCTCGGATCGGTAGCCAACACCACCAACCTGCTGATCGGGTATGGACACACGCCGGGGACAGAGTGGCCAGGCTCCATCCGCGACGCCAGAATCTTCAACCGTGCCCTATCAGCCGCCGAGATCCTCGCCCTCGCATCCGAATACGAATTCCAGGTGCCGAACACACGCGGCAGCGTTCTGGGAATCGTGCCGAGCTATTTTGATACCGAAGCAGACGTGACGGCGATTGATTGGTCGGGATTTGGCAATGCGGGCGTGCTGACGAATGGGCCGACTTATACGGCAGACGTTGACGAGGGTGGGACGCGGGCGATTGAGTTTGATGGGGTGAATGACAGAGTGGAGGTCGCCCCGCACTCCATCGCAGACGCACTTCCGTGGTCTGTTGCGATGTGGATATATCGAGCTACAGGCTATGAGTCGGTGGAAGGGCTGTACGGTAACGGGGGGGCAGCTTCGCGTGCTTTTTTCTACAACAACACGGTGCTGTATGTTTTTAATGAGGCCGACACCCAATCCACCACTTTTGCGGTGAGTCCGGCAATAGACGGGTGGACTCATATCACACTCGTTTGCGACGGGACCGCAGCGAGCAACCTGTCATACTACGAAGACGGGGTTTTCGGTTCAACGAAAACGCTCGCCGCTTCTGATCACGTATGGACACACTTCGCTGCGTACAGCACCTCCTCGGATACGATAATCGGAAAAATGGACGACACCTACATTTTCGACCGTGCCCTATCCCTCGACGAAATAAAAGCACTGGCGTCAACACGAAATTACTTCAACTGTCCGGTAGCTGAAGCCAATCTGTTTGGAGACGCTATCAAGATATGGATGGGGCTTACTCACTAATTTGAAACGAATAGATAATTAAAACTTACTGACTAGGGGTTCCCATATTCGGTGTTTCCCCATAAACATCCTAATTAAAGGACAAGAGCAATGACTGAACGTAACGGAATGACCCTTAACGGGTACACACGGGAAGTAGATGTGCCTGATGGTTTTACGGATAAGATGATTGAAGCGTTTGCTGTATTAGGAAACTATACAGCTACGATAAAGAATCCAGTACCTCGCCCACCAGAGGGAGAAGAGGGTGACTGGGAACCTCAAATCCCTAATCCTCAGAATAAAGCTGACTTTTGTATGTCAGAGGTTCGGGATTGGATGTTTCAGAAAGTCGAGCAAGCGGCACTGCAGGTCATCCACACTGCTTCTCGGGAGTCGCAGACTGAAGTAAGGCGGGCCGCCGACATAGCCAAAGAGAATATCGTGACTGTGGAAGTAGTTTAGTTTCTAGTTAACCTCCTCAAGAAAGAAGAAGAACGATGAGCACTCCTGAAAATGAAATGACTTGTGAACAGGCTATCGGTCTGTTGGATTCTGTGATCAGCAGAGTAACTGCTCCTGCCCTTAATAGGCAGGACCAAAATATGTTGAGTATAGCACTGAACACTTTGGTCAAAGCAACTACACAACCGACGCCTGTTAAGTCTCCTCCTCCTCCAGCGAAACCTTCTGGGAAGACCAGTAAGGTTTCCAAGAAGACTGCATCCTCTAAATCTTAGGATCTCTCATGGCAACTCAAACAGTACTAATGGTAGCACCTCGTCTCCCTGGAACAGTTACAATGAAACTGTTTACAGTAGAGACAGATACCCTGATAGGTACTTCTGCGACTGCAACTCAAGGTACAAATGATCAAACCTTCTATACTGCAGACTTCACAGATGTAGCTGGGGCTACTGCATCGGGAGTTCGCTTCCGATGCGTACTGTTTGATGATGCCATTGAAATCGTTAGTGATCATGTGACCATCACAAACACCACTGACGATTTCCCTGTAGAGGGGCTTCAAGTTTCGGGTGGATTTACGGATGCGGATCTTGCTGCTATTATTGCAGGGGTAACTGCTGTAGCTGATAACATCCAACAAGCACAATCAGGAGTACTTACGGCATACGAAAAGGCTACCTGGACCCAACAGTTAACTGACCTTATCGTCCTCACTGGTTACGATGAGATCGTTTTTACATTGAAACGGAATAAGTATGACCTGGATGCTGATGCTCTCCTTAAAGTATCAGATATCAGTGGTCTCCAGATTCTTAATGGGGTAGCACAAACAGTTCCTAATACGGATGCTACCCTTACCGTAGATCAAGAGACTCCTACCGGAGAGGTTACCTTGGTAGTCAACTCTGACATCATGGCAAGTATCCCAGTCGGTACTTGGATTGATGGATTCAAGAAACTAGAAACTGCCGGTACAGACGATGTACTACGAGCAGGGAAAACAATAGTCAGAGATTCTGGAGTAGATGAGACTTCATAATAAGAGCTGACAAATGGAAAGAATAAGGAATGACTCCCCCCAAGAAAAAGAAGGGTCGCAGACGTACCAGACCTGAATCATTGTTCATCGACGGGAAGGTTAGTATCGACCTTCCTTGTCCCATCCACAAAGACGAGGAGTTAATTGGTTACGAATGGAAAAAAACAAACCTGATTGATCTGCTAAATCTAATCCCCATGTACTCCCCTTTCACGGAGGCTAAGGGATTTCATTTTAGTACTGAAGAAGCTGCCAGGATCATTCACTTTGTAGTCAATGAATGTGTATTCCCTGAAGGTAAGTTGACTGGTAAACCTTTCATCCCGGAGAAATGGCAATGGTCAATTTACCTCAACACTTACTGTTGGTTCAGTGATGATAAGCCAGACATCAGACGCTTCAACGAAGTCTTCATATACGTGCCTAGGAAGAACGGCAAGACGACCGCCTTCGGGGCAGTTCCTGCTCTCATCTCTATCTTTGTCGATCCTGAACCTCGATCTCAGAACTTTTGTTGTGCAGCCGACGTGGAACAAGCCTCTCTCAACTTCAGACATGCTGCTTACATGGTGGAACAGAACCCTAGACTTTTGAACCGCTTGACTCAAGGGAAAGTGAGGCACGGTACACGGTACATGGAACACAACAATGGTAAGACTCTTAAAGTTCTTTCTTCTATAGCGGAAACAAAGCATGGTCTTTCCCCAAACTACGTCGGAGTGGATGAGCTTCATGCACACAAATCCTCGGAACTCGTCGATGTCATGGAGACCGGAACTGCCGCCCGAGACAGTCCCCTCATGCTCCATACCACAACTGCTGACTACGACCGTCCGTCACTCTGCAACGATATTTACAAAAGATCTCTTGCCCTCGCCAAGGGGCTACAGTCCAACCCTCATTCATTACCAGTAATATACGAAGCCCTACCCACAGATGATTGGGAAGACCCCAGAATCTGGAAGAGGGCTAACCCTAACTTCGGAGTAAGTATCAGAGAGAGGTACTTCCGAAAAGAACTGAACAAAGTAAAGAACAGTCCTAAGCTACTCAATCGTTTTCTAAGGCTTCACCTCAATGTACGCACTGCCGTTGAAACAACGTGGATCTACCCCCATGTCTGGGCAGGCTCGAACCCATCGGCTAAGGATGTTCTTTCCCCAGAGGAAATCCGTGCCAGTATGGAACTCTATCCAGACTGGTTCTCCGTACTTGAGACAGAGCATTGGAATTCCACTTCCATCGACATCTTTCTTCAAGAGTATTCCCAGTACTTCACTTGGTTCTTCCGCAAGGTTGAAGATCTCCAGGGTTCTCCTTGCTTTGGAGGGTATGATAACTCGGCATCAAAAGATATTGCGTCTCTCACATTATGGTTCCCCGAAACTCATGATTTACTTAGTTGGAACTGGGTTCCTGCTGAATCTATTGAAACAAGAGCTATCGAGGATAACATCCCGTACAAGAACTGGCACTCCTGCGGACTTGTCAACAACACCCCTATGCAGACCATCGACGAACAGCACATCGTCAATGCGATGCTCGGAAACAAAGGGACAGGTATCCTTGAGCACTTCGAAGATGTCAACACGGTAGCTTTTGACGCATGGGGCGTTAACTGGATCATGGGTCAACTGGACCAATACGGATTAAATGTCAGACGATATCCTCAATCCTTTGCAGGAATGAATCAACCATGTAAGACCCTTGAGACCTTTCTGGATCAGAAGCAATTCTTCCACGGAGGGAATCCAGTGTTGGAATGGATGATCAGTAACACAATGGTTACTCAGGACAACAACGATAAGATTCGACCTTGTAGAAAGAACTCTACAGACAAGATAGACGGCATCGTCAGTAGCCTAATGGCCCTGGGTGCATGGATGTTCGACGAAGACCAGTTGATAGATGAGATACCTGGACTAAACACTCAAGAGGCAAACTAATGTTCAACCCCTTGGCCCTGCTCAAGAAGAAGAAGAATGATCCATCTAAAGAGATCATTCAAGCTGAAACTCAAATGGTTAACTCGGTATTCAATACCGGAGGGAACGCACTAACCTGGAAACAGATCTTTGGGAACTACAATCCCAAACAGATGAGAGGCACTTCTAAGCAATTGGAGTTGTCTGCAATCTATTGTGCAGTCAACATGTACATCGGATCCATCACTTCTTTACCTCGTTTCACTCAGCGAATAGCTCCAGGGAGTCAACGACCTCTTCGTTACGTTAAAACAACAGAACACCCTGCTTCTCGCATCTGGTCTCACTATGCCAATGACGAGTTGTCTGCAGATGATCTGATGAAGTTAATGATCCACGATGTCATGTGGGCAGACGGAAACTTCTACGCATTAAAACATAAGGATGTACAAGGACGAACTTCCCGTATCACCTACATCCATTACAGCCGCATCCCCCGAGGTAACATTAAAAGAGCAGAAGGAGGAGAGAAGATCTCCCGTGGACCTGCGGCCCGTAGAGGAGAACTTATCTACACTGTGCAGGCAGGAGAAGACTTCGAGACTGATGCTTATCTTATCCTTCGTAAGGAGGACTTAGTTCATATCAAAGGCAACGTACCAGACCCTGAGTACTTCCGGTCTATGGGAGTCATGGAGAATAATGCACGCTCCGCAGGGCTGTACGATGCCGCAGAAGAGATGGGCTCTAAGTTCTACAGTCGCGGCTACACTAACCAAATGTTTCTCAGTACCGATGCCAAGCTCACTCCTAAAGCAAGGCAGGGTATGGAGGACACAATGAACAATACCCATTCAGATACTGCCTTGGAGGATATCTTCAAGACCCGTATCCTTGAACAGGGATTGAAACCAATTCATGTAGGTATGCCTCTGGAACAAATGCAGTTCATCGAAACCCGTGCTTTCTCCGTAGAAGACGTAGGTCGATGGTTCTCCATTCCTCCTGTTCTCCTTCACATGGTAATGGGAACCAAGACCTCAGATCCTGACTACGCTGCTACCATGTCCTTCTGGGTTCAGAATGGACTGGGTAACATGATGACCAACCTTGCTAACGGTTTCCGTGATAACATCCTACCTCGTCCTTCGCAGACCTTATTCAGGTTCGACTTCAATCGTCTCCATCTCTACAAGACTATCCTCAGCGACTTCTCCGCAGCTCTAAGGAACCTCTTTGAGATCGGAGCAATTGATCGTTTGACGATGTCAGAACTTCTTGGTGTCTTCCTTGATCCTGGAGATAAAACCAATACTCAACGATATGTACCTTCCAACCTTGTCACTGTCGAACATTCCCTTCAACTGGAAGAGAAAGCTAAGAAGTCTATCGATGTCATGGACGAGCAGCTTGAAGACATGAAGGTAGACCGAGACCAGAAGAAAGAGACTCATGCTCAAGGGTTGGAGACTCAGAAGAAGATCAACGAGGGTATGGTCAACGCTCCAGTTGAAACACCGGGACAAGATTCTAACGATCAATCACAGGATGATACCAACCAGGACAAGAAGACCCGTGCAGTCCCCACCCGAGAGGACAACAATAAACCCAAGGTCAACAACCTGACTCGACTGGCTCTCTATAACACTCTGAAAGGTCTTAACGAATACCAAGTAAGAGTATTGAATCAGAAAGCCAAGTCTCGACCAGACGACCTGCCTGCTGCAATGAATGAATGGAACCCTAAGTTTCAGGAAAAGGTAAATGAGACTCTGAACGAATGGAACCCAATCATTGAACAGTTTGAAGACTTCCCTGCTCTTGACGATTGGACAACTCTCAATCTGGCATTAGAAGATGGAGTTAAATCCATGAGTGCCGCTGACGCTGCAGAGTTCACTACCACTAACTTCGAAAAACTATTCAGCTTCCTCAAAGGAGAATCAGAATGACCTGTATCGTACTTAACCGCGTAAGCGTTGGTAACAGCCGCTCCAAGGAGCAGGTGCTCAACGTAGTAGACGGGAATACCATTGAATTGTTCGACAACATCGTCAAATGGAAGCCTGATCAGGACTCAGGGGTCTCAGATGAGGCTGTAACGAACTTGATGGGAGAATTGGATGGAGATGTCACCTTTGCCGTAAACAGCCAAGGAGGGGACGTGGGAGCCTCTCTGGGCATCTACAATGCCATCAAGCAGTATGACAGAGGTAAAACCACCGGAATAGTCACCGGATATGCCTTTTCCTCTGCTGGATGGATACCTCAGGCTTGCGACAATCGCCGTATAGCCACTGGAGGTATCTTTATGACTCATAATCCTCAGATGCGTCCTCCTATCGGTTCTCTGGACGACATTGAATCAGTAAAGAACCAGTGGATGGTCCACAAGAAGTCCATTGTAGACATCTTCCATGAGGCTACAAACCTCTCTACTGAGGAGATCTCGGGAATGATGGACGCCACCACCTGGTTGTCTGCAGAAGAAGCAGTAAACAAAGGGTTTTTCGACTCTATCGATAAGCAGGATGCCAATCTGGCAGCACTGAACTACGGTGCTCCTGAGGATATCCCTGAGAACCTATACCAAACACAGAATACAGTCGATCCATCGTCAGAAATACTGGCAATGAAACGACAACGGAACAACCTTCTCCTCCAGCGAAGAACTTAGGGGAATAAGGGTTGACATCCCCTAGGGGGGATGGTAAACTCCCACTACAGATGTCTAGGAGCAAAAGCATACGATGACATCTCACACTGTTAATTTCACTTTACCACGGAGTAAAAACATGAATCGTATGCTCAACGCAGTCGGAGCCTTGCTCACAGCATGGAACGACACCACTGTCAAGAAGGATGACGACCTTTCCAGCTTGTCTTTTGATGAACTGAAGGATCGTTTTGAAGCCGTCAACACCGGCATGGAAGAAATTGAAGGCAAATATGACGAAGGAGTATCCAATTACTCTGACGATGATACTGATGCCTATCGAAAGCTGTTAGCTGATCAGTCTCGTATTCTGGAAGTCCAGAATGCTCATCCTGAGTCTCTCAAACGAGCCCGTCAGGTTAACAACGTAGTTCCTAACGCTGCCAATGTATCTGAAGCCCTCAACACTTTGAGTGGTCGGATTAAGGTCGGCGTAGACAACAGCGTTTACGATCCTAAGGCTGGCTTCGAAGATGACAGGGATTTCCTGGGTGCAGTCACCAATGTGTACTGCGGTCAAGAGATTGATCCTCGTCTGGCCGCTTACGTACAGAATGCTGTCGGTACTGATGAGTACTCACGCGGTGACTGGAAGTCTGGTGGGGTTCTTATCCCTAAAGGTTTCCTGAATCGTCTGATTACCTCTCCTATCGAAGAAGATCAGCTTCTGGGTAAGATGACCAATGTTCCGATGCAGGTTCCTAAACTTGACATCCCGGCACTGGTTGACAAAGACCACAGCACTTCCTTTACTGGGGGTACTGTAGTCTACAGAACGTCTGAGACTCGAACGGTTGCTAACACCAAGGACCAGTTCGAACAGGTCAGCATGGAAGCTACAGAACTGGTTGGTCAGTCTGCTGCTACCAAGATGCTCATCAAGTACTCTCCTCTGTCCATCCCTGCTTTGATCTCTTCTTCTCTCCGTACTGCTGTTGAATACAAGCAGCGTGAAGAAATCATCACAGGCGATGGTAAGGGTAAGTACCTCGGCTTCTTGAATGATGCTAACGGTGCATTGGTCTCTATCCCCCGAGGTCCTGGTACGGTTGCCAACTCTCTCATTATTCGGGGTGAAGACATCCTGCGTATGCGTCAGAGAGTTCACGGTTATGATCAGGCTTGCTGGGTATTCAACTGGGACCTGTTTGAACATGTAGCTCAGTTGCACATTGAGTCTACTAACAACGCCGGTATCATCAAGTTGTACTCTCCTCCTTCTGGTGACGTACCTGAAACCCTTCTGGGACGACCAATCGTATGGACTGAGTTCATGCCTGGTATCCAAGCAGGTCAGGATGGTAACACGATTACCGAATGGGGTGACAGCACTTACAGTAGCATCTTTGCTGCTTGTGTTAACATGAGCAACTACTTCCACGGTCAGCTCTATACCGAAGAGAACCATAGTGTTCATGTTCGGTTTGAAGAACGTGAAGAAGTATTCCAATGGGTTCTGTCCGATGACGCTCGACCTTCATGGTTGACTTCACTAACACCAAAACGTGGCATCACAGCACGATCACCTTTCGTAGGTCTGATCGCCAGCGACGTTTCATAGTCTTAGGTTGAACCAACGACCCCTTGAATTCTCAGGGGGTCTCTCTTAACTCATTTTCTCATAGGAGAAACAATAATGGTTTTGCGTTACACTGAAATGCAGTCCACATTGAAAGTCGAAGTTCAGGGCGAGACTGCCATGACTGCGGGTCCTGATGACATCAAGATCATCGACCTGACGGCAGCACCTTATGCCCACGGCTTTCATTACATCGCTCTGGTTATCCAGAACGCAGCTTTGACTGGAGTAGCTTCCTTGACCGTAGCAGGTAACACTGCTGCTAACGGAAGTGGTACTGACACCGTACTTGCTACGATGTCTCTCCCTATCGATGCCGATGGTGAACACGTACTGGAAGTTACTCATGAACTCATGAGTCAGTTCTCAGATCGTGCTGCCGCCGGTACTGACTTCAAGTCCTTGGTGTTTGCCATCGATGGTACTAACACTGACACGATTGATTCAGTAACCATTGCTCGATGTATGCAGCGGGAAGACGGACTGACTCCTGCAGATGTCACTACGGTTACGTAGGAAGCAACCTCTTTGGAGGAAGCAAGTGTGGACGGTATGGGTTCGGGGAGTGCTCGTACCGTCCATTTTTCATAAGGGGTTACAATGCCAGCTACCATCGACTACACAACTGAACCTAACCTCACAACCCTGTTCAACACAGTAGCCATTAATGAAGCTACGTTGTATATGGGCCTTGATCCTGCTGTAGCTAAAGAATTCCAACCAGCCGACGTTGAGAAGTACCTGCTGGAAAGCCTTCATACAATTGAAACATACCAGGCAAGTGTGATACTTCAGAAGACAGTCACTCTAGACCTGCCTTACAAAGCTCTGTGCCGACATGATGGTAAGATCTATCTGCCTTATGGGGTAATAGACTCAACTTCTGTAGTAGCCTCTTTCTATGAGACAACTACCGGAGATCCTGGAGACCTTGCCAGGACTCGCACTGCGATCACCAACGCCGACTTCGTAACAGACGCCAACTACCCTGCTTCCCTCTACAGCGACAACTGGTCGGACTTGACTCCTGACATTGATAATGAGATGCCTCTCCCTTTCCGAGTGGTCTATACCGCAGGGTACTCTTCGTTCGCAGAGCTACCTGTCTCCATCTTTACAGCAATGAAGGTTCTCTCTTACTTCACTTTCACCAATCGTGGTGAGTCTAACATGGAACTCCCTGACGCGTATCACCATTACGCTGACCAGAACATGCTCACCCATCGAGAGGTTCAGGAGTACATCTTATGAAAAAGCGACATGCAAGAGTTCCTAGATACAGGTTCTTCTTCTATGCTCGCAATGAGGAACCTGATCAATACGGTGAAGTCGATGACACATACACTTGTATTGTCTCCGGCTTTTTCTCAAGAGAGAAGGCTCGTAGACCTTTGGAGATAGCAGACGCTTCTGCTACCATCAATGAAATACAATACGTTCTGGAAGGGGAGTACCTGAAGAGGTACTTCGATGTAGTTACAGTTGAGATGTTAGCTTGGTGCCCTCAGACTGACAAAGTCTACGAAGTCATCGGGGAGCCCATAGACAATATGGGAAACAACAGGAAGACCATGATCTATGTGGTGGACAATGTAAGACGAGTCATTGATACGTCAACCCTCTCTACGGAGTTCACCAACTAGATGGTCCTTCCTAAGACAAAGATATCAATGGAAGTCCCCAAAGACCTTCTATTGAAACTGAGAGTTCTCAATGGGGCTAAGGGTAATGAACTCATGAGGAATGCTCTGAAGTCCGCTCAGAGACCTCCTGTGAAGTCATTGAAGGGTATGGTGAGGAGAATCAAGGATCACTCTGATCAGTCCACTGGGGCTACCTTCAGAGCGATCTCACAGAAGGTTAGCTTCCCCAGTAAGAAGACTCCTGGTAGGGGCTACATGCTGGCAGGAATCGACTGGGAGTACCTGGAGAAGCATCACAAGACTACCAGAGACATTGCTGCTCGTTCAGGACAGAAGAAATTTCGTAGGTTCACTGGAACGACAAACACAGGCAGGAGAGCAAGAGGTGTTAACCAGAAACTGACTAAGAAGTATGTCATCTCCTACCAAAAGAGGAGTCTCCGAAAGTACAAAGGACAGACATCTCAAAGAAACAGACCTGGAGCTTACTGGCATATCCTTGAAGGTGGTTGGAAGAACAGAAGAGTAAAACGTCCTTGGTCTGGTTACAAGTTCGTAGAGAAGGCTTTCAGAGATACTAAACCAGAAATGTTCAAAGCATTTTTTGGTAATCTACAAGGCGGGATGGAACGGGAGTTTAAGAAATGAGCCTGAACCTTAATCCTTTACTTGTAGACCTACAGACCCTCTTGGAGACTAACTCTGCCTCAGTAAAAGTCTATCGGGAAGAGTCTGTTCCTGTTACCTGCGACCCTAATGCTGGATATCTTGCTTGGAACTTTGATGTTAACCACTTTGATAAGTGTTCAGTTAAGTATACCAATCAGGTATACGCTGACTTTGAAGTGGTTATCTATGCTAGAGAAAGGCCGGTTCGTTCAACCTTAATTGATTCCATGCTGGATATACTTGCCCCTGAATCTGCAGGTGACAGAGATGACTTCGCCCCGACCGCCTTAGCTTCTACGTTCATTCACTACTGTACTCTCTTCGATCAGTTCGAAGTCTTCACTGAAAAGACTGGGCACGGTTCCCCCGACGTTCCCGGCATCTCATACTCGTTCAACATTAAAGCATCACTCTAGGAGTTAAAACAATGGGATCACCCCGTGACACAAGCCGTGCAACAATTGATTTTCCTGATGTAGACATCACAGGTTCAGGTACTATCGAAGGTGGGTTTGAAGCCTGTGTCTTCGCTGGTCCCACCTGGTCTGGATTCAGTAAACCAGAAACTGAGATTACCTGCTCTGCAGATACTGTAGACGTATGGGGTAACCTTATTCGTACCTTCCGTAATGGTACGATGATTGATATGGGTACGCTTACCGTAACCATCGACTGGGACATTGACAACACCACAGGTGGAGACGCTTACGGTATGTTCATGTCTATCCCTGGAGGCAACTTTGTCTTTACGCTTCCTGCAGAAGGTGCAGAGACTGCTGGTCCTATCATCACCATCCCCGGTATCATTACTAATATGACACCTCAAGGTGAGTTGGTATCAGAAGGTGAAGCCTCTCGTTTCCTGGCTGAAGTAGTTATCAAGATCACCGGAGCCATCAGCTTCACTGCTCCAACCTCGTAGTCGGAATGACTCCCCTACTCCCTCTCCTTTTCTCCCTGAAAGAAGATCATGATTCCTCAACTCAGAACTGTAACCCTGGATGGCAAAGAAGTAACTGATGAGAAAGAGTTCCTCAAGGAGTTCTCTACCTCGGTATACATCGCCCTCTACGACAAATGGAACAGTTGTGACGATGCTAACATAAGAAAGCTAACCACTCTCTTGTACCGTTCCACTTGTCTCCTGTTGTCTCTCTGGAAGGATAACAAACCTTATCTCTGGGAGTTTGCCACTAAGTGGTACGAACAACAACCAGTAGCCGAAGGTGACGAAGATAAAACAGTGAAGATACTACCCTTATCCTTGCCTGCCATGATGAGGGTGATTACTCCTAACGACTTTGTTAAGATGGTAGACGACTTCGCAGACGAACTTCCTAAAGACTACCTGGAAGCAAAATGTGCAATCCTGGATGAAACCATAGCTCCCCTGTCTGACGAGAAACAACAAGCGGAAAAAAACTGATACGCCCTGGGGATGACGAATGGTTCCGAATGTTCCTTTCGTCTCGCTGGGGCAAACCTGCTTATGAGATTGATCTTCTTCCTACCAGCGAATTCATACGGCAGAAGGTTTTCTGGGAGAAGTTCAAATGGGGGCAGGAAGATGACATGTCTGCAATGATTATGTCACAGGTTCTGGGAATCAGATCAGGTAAACCTCCCTCTGGTGATGACTTCAATTGGAAAGATCTTGCTCTGGACCATTCAGGTAAGAAAATAAGGACTCTAGCATCCAGTAACCCTTCGGCTATTCGTCGAGGGTTTATGGCAATCAGAGGTGCTCTGTCCTCATTAGCAGGTAAAAAATAATGGCCGCACCTTCTCTTGCTGAAATATCTGTTAAGTTTACCGTTGATCAACGGGACGCTGTAAACGGATTTCTAAACTATGAAAAGAGAATCAAGAGACTGCTTCAGGTCAAGAAGACCTTAGAGGCAGCTCAAGGTGATACTTCTGAGATTGATGCTGAGATCGCGGCACTGCGGGATCTTCAATTAGAACTTGCCAAGACCAGTAACCTGTCTGGGAACTTTGGCAAGACGAATAAGAAGATGACCGAGGACATGAATGCCGCTACCGAGGGTAGTGGGAAGATGTCCCAAGCATTCGGTCAGGCCGCTTTCGGGGTGGAAGACTTCTTTGCTGGCTTTGAAACAGGAGGGCTCAAAGGAGGTCTCCGAGGTGCAGCGAACAACTTCTCTATGGTCGCCCGTATTCTTGCTGGTCCTCTTGCCGGTGGTATGATCGGTATCGGTCTCGTATCCATCCCCCTCCTGGTTAAAGCCTTTGGAGGAGCTAAAGAAGCAACTGACGACTGGGCAGCTTCTCTTGAGAATCTCATCAAGGTTAAACAACGCCAGATAGATCAATTCGATAAGGAGAAGGATCATGAGAAAGAGATCCAGAACCTGAAAGAAGAAACAGGATCTGTAGCTGCTCTTACCAAAAAATTGGAAGAACTGGAGACAGAAAGAGAAAAAGCATTAAACTTCTTGAAGAAGCAAAAGGAACTTAGGGAAGGTTTAGCTACAGCGAAAGGAGTCAACCCTATTGACTTTGGTTTCGCTGGAGGGAAACAGATCCTCTCGGATGAAATCAATGAAGCATTAGGTATAGGAGGATTAGCAGACGGCACGGGGCTTTTGGCTGGAGAAGAAACTAAGAAGATAGCAGAGCAACTTAAATCTGATCTACAAGCTGCGATAGACATTGCTGCTCAGAGTTTAGAGTCTACTCCAGAGAACGCGGTTTCTATTGGTAAAGTTCTTGCTGCTGATTATGATAGAGCATTCGATGCTGCACAAGCAGAGCTACGACGCACTGGAGGAGACGGTCCTGCAGGTTTATTTGCCCAACTAGCTGGGCTGGAAGGAGTTCAACACGGACTTGGTTTAGATCATGCAGTAGATTCCTCCTTAGCCGTCTTGAATAATTTGGAGAACCTTCAAGAAATTCAGGATAAAGCAAGAGAGTCATCAGAGCAATCTGTAGAAAAACAAGATGAGCTTGTTAAGATGACAGAGAAGGAGAAAACCCTTCGAGAAGAGATCTTACAAGCTAGAGAAAGGGAAGCTGCTGTTGCTCAAGAGAGCTTAGACGAACTTATCATAGCTGGACAATCTCCTCTCCAGCAAATCATTCAGAAGGTTGTTGATGAAAGGAAGAAGCTAGAAGAGATCTTTGATAAGACCTCCGGCTCTCCTGAAGCACAGGACGCTCTCCTCCGTGCCAGCAACGCCAGCCTTTCCCGTCATCTTGATTCTCTAAAGAAACAAGTAGAGAAGAACAACAAAATCATTTCCAGTAAAGGGTTGTCTGTCTCCGGTCCTAACAAAAGAGAGACTGCTGCTCTAGCTACTATTCTGGCTAAGTCTCAAATGGAGAAAGCTAAAGATGATACAGACAAGAACAAAGATGTAGTCGATGCCATTACTCACCTGGAAGACGTAATGGCAAACAGAACTATTCTTGCTGTACCTTCTCCTTAATAATTCAAGAGAGATCAAATGCCTACTATCACTAAAATACATGGGTATCAGAGAAATGCTACTTCCATATCAATAGGACCTCAGACCAATGTGTCTAAAGAGGTTCTCTTGGTAGAGGCTGAGTCTCCGTTGTCTTCAATGGAAGACATTAGACTAGCCTTGCCTTCCTTCGCTTCAGGTCCAGGTACAGTAGCCTTAAACCCCCTTCAGATTACCTTCACCTTAAACCAGTCCCGGCATTACGACAACGGCCATGTTCTGGAACAAGTGTCAGCAGGTAAACGTACCAACACTCATGGTAACTTCTGGGAATTCCCTTTAACCTATTCTGTGGGTGGAACTGGGGCTATCCACCTCCTCACCCCTCAGACTATTCCTAATGAAAAGAGAAAAGACCAGAAGGTAGAGAAGCCTGACTCTACTACCGCTGCTGATAACGATCCTATTATAGATCCTACAAGCAGACCTCCTATCTTCACTGGAAGTAGTAAGATCGTTATGAGGAAGTCTCTTCATGATTTGGACGGTAAGATCATCCGACATACAAATGGTCTCCCTATCACTAAGCCTATAGCTATCCCAGTAGTCCACAAGAGTTGGTCCTGGGAGTGGAACATACTTGCTTCGGCTTACGATGAAGCAGACTTCGATGTCATTGCTAACAAAACCAATTCAGTAGCTTTAGTAGTTCCTCAAGGTACTGGGGATACCTATACCATCCCTATCAATCGTATCAAATGTATGGGGTTCAGTCAGAAGGAAGTATGGGAAACACCAGACGGAGGAGCCCAGGAGTTTCACTACGTTAAGATCACAGGGAACTTCGAAGTCAAAGACGATCCGTATGACCTACCTCCTGCTTCCCTCCATACTAAACAGTTATTCAACTCCCTATCTGATGAGCTTCGTCCTATCGAGATAAACGAAAGAGGGGATAAGGCTAAAGATCCTTGGCCGCTTGATCCTAACGGAGTAGCTGTTAGTTACGCAGACCTTCCAACAGCAGTGGAAGCTGATTTTGGAGTACTCCAAGCTGATGGAGCAGATCTGGTAACTGTAAAGTCAGTTAGCTTTAACGCTTTCTTTTCAACTCATGCTCTTGAACTTCCTGGAGATCAGTCATGAGCTTTGGTCTCTACAGCAAAGACCGTGCTGATGCGATGGCACGATGGTACGATGCTCAACAGACAGGAGAAGAAGGTCCGTACTTTGAAGAGGTACATGATACCTTTGAGTGGTACTACGTTAAGTTAAAACAAGATCTGGATGCTGCCTCTGATCCTCTTACCGGATACACAGAAGCGACTGCTCAGATAGTCAAGTACGCCAACACGGCTGATAACAAGGACCGTGAACTGGTAACCAATGCCAACTTTGACATCACGGTCACCAATCGTGGAACGGACATCTCTGCTTCCTCCGGCGACTACTTCTGGGTAAGAGAAATTGGAGCAGAGTACGTTCCGTTCCTTGGGGGTGGTGGAGGTGGTGGCTCTCAAATTGGTTTCGTCATTACGGATGCGGATTGCGTCCCCAGTGCTGGAACAGTCTATACTGAACTAGCCTCCATTGATAGATACACTGGATGCGGAGACCCTCCAGGAGTAGACGACTACACTGGAGAATACGAGATTGAAGATTACTTCAACCTCATGGGAGATCTCACTGACGAACAGTTGATAGGGAAGAAAGCCTTAGCTATCTACTGGAACAACAATCCTGCTTGTATACCTCATTGGGAGCTACTAATGGTAGATTGGACTGGAGGCTGTTAAAATGCCTATGAACCCTTTCAAAATAGGGCTTGGTACACGCAAGTACCAACAGGACAAAGAACCTTTCCTCAAGTGCTCTGAAGGATTAAAACAAGGATGTGGATGTTGTCGTATTGGCCCTTGTGACATCTGTCTTGAATGGGAAGTGTACGGGGAAGACGCCGAACATGGAACAGCATTAGATAACGGATCTACTTGGACAGGTTCTGCGGGAGGTATTGTCTTTGTAGCCGGATGGGATGAGTATACCTGCATCTTCTCAGTTACTCTTGACGGTGAAGAAGTTTACTCTGCTGTCCTCTGCGGCGAATACGGAGAAGAAACAGTCACTTGTAGAGACTGGGACAACGAGGTGTCCTTCACTAAGGATGCCGGAGGTTATAACGAACAGTCTGGAACTTTCCGTTGGGCTAAGAAAACCCGATTGGAAATGATGGACCGCAAAGGAAGTAAGGACTACGGTTCTGAGAATGCCTGTGCTCGTCCCTTCTGTGGCGACGACTGCGACTGTACTCCAGAAGTACTCTGTGTTTCCATCGGTACTTCTTCAGACTACTTTGATTGTACGGGAGAGGTTCCTTTCACTGGAACCAAATGTGATGGTAAAGTAACAGAAGCGGAATGGTCAGGAGACATAGCGTGTAGCTCCGGCGATACTATGTCTGTAACTCTAACTCTTACCCGTAATGAGTATACAGATGAATGTGAACTCTCAGGTTCAGCCTCAGGAACTGTAGACGAAGAAGCCATATCTTTAGACTTGGAAGCTGAAATCATTTACGACTGTGTGACCATGTCTGCTATCTTCCTTGTTACTATCGGATACGAAGAGTATACCATCTCAGTCAACTCTTTAGAGTGTGACACTTGTGATCCTGGAGTCTGTCTAATCTGTTGCGACTCTGTTCCTCCTTTTCCTCCTTCCAACCTGGTCTGCCGTATCTCCTTAGGAGAAGTCATTCACCCAGAAGACCCGGAGCCTCCTATCGATCTAAGTTGTTGGTCAGATCTGGAGTTCAATCTTGCCTTCCTTTACGACGTAGACGAGGATGACACAGGAGCATGTGAAGGATTCGGAACCACCAGGAGAGCTGATTGTATCGGAAACCTACTTGACGGAGAATTTGACGAGTCATGTTGTGCAGGAGGTCAATGGGTAGGAAGTGGAAGTAATAGTTGTGGTAACATAAGCGTATGCTTCATCCCCTGTGCTACTGTTATCTGTCCTCCTGACACAGATGAAATCACTTATGTTGCATGGGATGTTCATATTGCAATCAGTGGAGGTCAGTGTGATGCTGAGGGAATGTGTTTAGTTTGCGGAGATACTATCGCATGGTCCAGGGAAGGGTTCCTGGTCTGCGGAGATACTCTTTTCACCCCCGGAACAGGATCTGTCGCATTGATTGTCGACATATCGGAAAGCTAACATGCACGCTTCAACAAAAGAACGTCTCCAGAAAATGAAGGAGAGAAGAAAAGGACGCACCTACGTGAAGACTCGCGTAGTTGCTCCTGCTGTTATCTCCCAGCGAAAGAAGGCCGCAACAGTAAGAGGGTTTACTGGCACATACCTGGCTAAGGATATCAAATGGTTAACAGGCGTAGGAGGAACCCGAAGCAAAGGTTGCCGTTGCAAAACCCTTGCCAATGAAATGGATAAAAAGGGGGCTGACTGGTGCGAAGAGAATGCTGACTACATCGTTGACAGGATGATGGAGAACGTAGAGCTTTTGGCTGAATCCCTTGGGGTAGCAAAGAGCATCTTGAATACAACAATAGGGAAGCTCTCTCTTAGGTCTGGAGCCAAACTTCTTCTCTGGAACGCTATCAGAAAAGACAGAGCTAAGAGATCTCCTACGAATAAAAAGAGACACAGTAGAAGACTTCCTAGAAGAAATGTCAATCCATCTTCTGAGCCTGTCCTCTTTGCCGACACTATCACACGAAACTTAATGGTTCATATCTTCCCAGTGAAAGGTAAATGGGAATGGTTAGTCAAAGTCCTGAAGGAAGCAGACAAAAGTTTCAATGGTAGACGTTTGATATCCATTGTCCAGGAACCAAACAATAGGGTTAAGTATAAGACCAGGGTACTCAAACTGGACTCTCCTGATACAGTTAAAACAACTCTAGAAGGGTTTGATTGTGAAGTCTCAATCAGACCTAACAACAAGGAAGAAGGAGAATACGTATCATTTGTCCCGATGCTGAAGTCCTTAAAAACAGAAGACAGCAACCAAATTACTTTCTACTTGCATAGCAAAGGAACGAAGCATTCTAACTCTGAATTTGATTCCATACAGAAGTGGAGCCAAGCAATGCTTCTTCCTTTGCTGGATCTTCCAAGCGTAGACGCTGCCTTTGTAAGAGGTGCGAACCTGGTTGGAGCAATAGGAGGAGACGTTTTTAGTTCTGGTGATGCTCCTATGGGGTCTTTCTACTGGTTTAGAAACTCTGCTGTTCCTTCTCTAACTTCTGGTCATCGTCCTTTTTACTTGTCTGAATACTGGCCTTCTAAGTTTGATTGTAAGGAGTTTCTATTAGGTATCCTACCAGGGGAGAAACCTTTCAAATCGATGTACAAGGAATCCTTCTGGAGAAAAGGACAAGGTGCTCTTTGGGTTTCTGAATGGAATAAACGGAATGTCTTCAAGATAGACAATCCTTTGATTACTTTGATTACTCCGACTGGGGATCGTCCAGAAGCCTTCAAACTCTGTGAACAATGGATATCCAATCAGACCTACAAAGGGGACATTCAATGGATTATTGTAGATGATGGAAAGACACCAACAAGACCTTCTCTTCCAGGTCAGGAAGTAATAAGAAGAGAACCTTCTACTACAGATGCTCATACTCTTCCACAGAACCTGTCTGCTGCCTTTTCACAGGTACGAGGTGACTTCATACTCATCATTGAAGATGATGACTACTACCCTCCTGAGTATCTTGAACTCATGGTGTCTCAGTTGCAAACGGCAGAACTTGTAGGAGAACAAGGAGCCCGGTATTATTATCTTCCGTCTTCTACCTTTAGGCATTATGGAGAGCATACTCACAGCAGTCTTTGTCGTACTGGGTTTCGTAGCTCAGTACTTCCTTTAGTTAAAACCATCTCTGCTACCTCCAACGAATCCATAGACTTAAAGCTATGGGAACAATGGAAGGGAACCAAACAACAATGGCAGTCAACGACTATTGGCTGTATTGGGATGAAAGGATTACCTGGACGTAAATCTCATAACTCAGTAAGACCTGAGACGCCTGATGACCACCTGATTACTTTGAAACGATGGATCAAAGACTGGGATCAGTACCTCCCGTATTTACCAACTCTTCCAGACCCGATAGGAGCAGTAGTATCAGTAATAGTCAATGAGTACGATCCTCCTAGGCCGACAATAGTAGATAAGAACTTTCCCTCCATTCTTCTAACCGATCATTCAATAGTGATATCTGGTTGGAACACTAAGGTAGTTAAAACAAAAGAACACCAGCCGAGAGAGTCTCGAAGGCTAAAGATTCTGGCTTGTAATGAATTCCCAGAATACGAATGGATTCTTTACTATGATGGTCAACTGCAGTTACTGAAGTCACCTACTGAATGGTTTAACTCTTGTAGGGCTCATGGAGATTCAGACATTTATCTCTACCAGCATCAAAATAGAAATTGTATCTATGAAGAAGCAAGACAAATAGTTAGAATAGGAAAGGATACGGCTAAGAACGTAAATCCTCAAATAACCAAATACAAACAACAAGGTATTCCTACAAATGGAGGTCTTTATTTGGGGGGCATTCACATAAGGAAGAACACTCCAGAAGTAAGGGCATTCGAACGTCTCTGGTGGGAAGAAGTTTCTTCTGGTTCTGTCCGAGACCAACTTTCTTTACCTGTCGCTCTCCATCGTAGCAAGGTAGACTTTATTGTCATGCCTCCTATGCTCTGGTCAACTCAGTTCCAAAGATACGAACACGGTTCCAATATTAAAATAGAAGAGAAATAGAAGTACTCTCTCCTAATTTTCTTTTCAAAAAACCCTCTGTCCTTTCCCGTCACCTACCCCCTCTAAAGAATTCCTACCTATGAAGACCTTAGTGATAATCTCATGTCTCGCCCCTGGGGTGGGTTGGTTATACACCTTAGCTCAAACAGGGTTCAACCCTCAAGATGCTGCTCCCTGGTTGGATGGGTTAGCTTCTCTCGGCTTCGCAGGGTTTGCTTGGTTTCTTTTGGCAGTCAGAGACCCTCGTAGAGACCGAGAACATCGAGAAGAAAGGAGTTCCCAGTTCGATGCTTCCAATGCTCTTATGAGGGAACATAGAGAAGAGAGAGATCAATGGCGGAATACCATGAACACCATCTCAGAAAGGTCTCACGCCTCCGCTGCGGAAGGACATAGAGCAGCTAACGATTTGAACGTCCAACTCCAACGAATTGTCGATCTGAAAGTTTCTCACGATTAAATCTTGACACCTGAGGTTCCTTCAACTAACCTTCTGACATGCCGGTCACAACCCGTGACTGGAATCAGGTACTCAGAAGAAAGCACTCCCATGCCTTGTCTCGTAGTAAACGCTGGTCCCGGTACTGGTAAGACTTCAACTCTTGAAGCCGGTATCAACCTTGTCTTCCAAAACATTGAACCAGAGTACTCTCCTTCCTCCCAGCAACAGGAGATTTGGGGATGGATGGAAGACAACTGCCCTAAGGACAACGTCCTTGCAATGGCATTCAATAAGTCCATTGCTACTGAGCTGCAAAGCCGGTTGACGTTTGGTGAAGCCAAGACGATTCACTCTCTTGGTGCTTGCCTGCTGAATCCTTATCTCCGTCGTCAAGGTCTACGTCCCAAGCTGGACACCTGGAAGACTGCTAACATCTTCTGTGACCTTGTAGAAGCCAGGAACACCCATGCCTTGAGTAAGGATCACCGGGACATTCTGGACGACGTTAAGAAGGCTGTCTCTATCTGCAAAGACTTCGTTATCGGATATGATGACCTAGATGCAAAACGTCTGTTCGATCTTCTCAACATCCGAGACTTCACTCCGCAGACCGACATCACAACTCTTGCCGGTTACACCAAAGACGTACTGCGTGTAGGAATTGAAACAGAAGAACGAATGGCAACATTCGACTTCGACGATATGATCTATGTCCCTAACCTGTTCGACCTGAAGGCTACCTACTCCAACATTATGGTGGATGAGGCTCAGGACTTGAGCTACGGACGACGTAAGCTCATCCTGAATCAGAACTGTGAAACCTACGTCTTCGTTGGTGATCCAAACCAGGCAGTGTACGCCTTCGCCGGTGCAGACTCTGAATCGATGTCCACCATTGCAAAGGAAGCAGACGCTGATGAGATGCCTCTATCCATCTCCTACCGTTGTGCTTGCTCTATAGTGGAAGAAGCACAACAATACATCTCCTCAGGTCAACTGGAGTCGGCTCCTGACGCTGCGGAAGGTGAAGTCCATCGAAACTACCCTTTCAATAAGATGGTGGAGGAACTGGTCCCTGGTGACCTTCTGCTGTGCCGTATCAATGCTCCTATCGTTGGTCTGGCATGGAAGCTCATCAAAGAACAGAAACCTGCCTGCATCGTAGGTCGCAACCTTGCAGCTAACCTGAAAACCATCGTCAAGAAACTCCTGAAGAAAGACAACCCGAGCCTATCCACTTTCTTCCAGCGACTAAGCGAATGGGAAACCCGTCAGATTGAAGTTCTTGACAGTAAGAATTACGATACGACCGACGCTAAGGTCCGGTTGTCTGATCAGGTGGATTGTATCACTATTCTTGCAGGAGAAGCTGACGCGGTCTCTGAGCTGCCTCAGATGATTGATCAGATCTTTGCCAAGAAGGACGATGGTAGCAAGATTCGCCTGTCTTCCATTCACCGAGCAAAGGGGCTTGAAGCCGAACGAGTATTTTGGTATGCTCCTGAGAACACTCCTCACCGTATGGCACAAACCCCGGTAGCCCGAGCACAGGAGAAAAACCTACAATTCGTAGCTACTACACGTGCCAAGTCTGAACTGTACCTTGTCCCCGCACCAAAGAAGGACAACCTTGAAGATTAGTCATTGACATATCAAGCCAACTTGTTAAACTTGTCTACCCATTAACCAATCTCCCTTGTTGAAAGAAGAAACGATGACTCTCCAATCTCTGATCGAACGTGACGAAAACCAGGAAACTTCTGTGGTAACCAGCAGTGTTACCATCACCCCGGAAACGGCAGCAGAATACCTGGTTGACTACAATGATGAGAACCGACCTCTCTCCAAGTCCTTGGCGAAACAATACGCCAACGAGTTCCTTCGAGGTGAATGGAATGAGACTGGAGAGAATTTGATCTACGGCGTCGATGAGGCAGGCGAAACTCACCTTATCTCTGGACAACATCGTCTGGTAGGGTTATTGCACGCTCAGGAAATCTTTGATACTGACTCGAAATTCTGGAAGAACGCTGTACTGGTCTTGAACACTGAGATCACTACTGGCGTATCAATGGCCGCTGCTGACTCTGTCGATAAAGGCAAGTCGCGGTCACATGTCGATGTGCTTTATCGCTCGCCAGTTATCGACGACACCATCCCCGATGCCTGGAACAGCTCTCAGGTACGCCGGACCAAATGGTGTAAATGTCTTGCCACTGCTGCCCGTCTTGTATGGCAGCGAGAAGGTGGTAAGGCTGTATCATCCGCCGAGAAGTTTGTTCACTCTGAGATGCTTGACTTCATCGCCACACGTCATCCCGAACTACACCGATTCGTGACAATGGTTATGGATGCTCAGGACAACGATGGAGGGAACAAAGGACTCAAGGTAAGTCTCGCCTATCTTGCAGGTTTTTCATACCTGGCTTGCCTTGGGGCGGATGGTAAACTGATCGAGGACAACATGGATGTTGTTGAACAGTTCCTCGATCAGGTTGCATGTGGTACAGGCTATGACAAAGGTTCAGCCGCCCATGCAATTACAGGGTACTGGAACTCTCTGGACCCTGGTAGTAAGGATCGTGACTTAGATGTCTCTGGTCCTTTGGTCAAGTGCTTTAGTTACCTGCTGGAAGGTGCAACAGGAGTCACCTCCCGTAAACTCAAGTTGAGTAGGAAGGAACGTACAGAGTACAAGACCTTCCCTCTTCTTCTCCCCGGATGGGATGAGGCTTGTTTTGAGGCGATAGCTGAAGTAAAGGCAGAGGAAGCCGCAGACCAGAAACGGGTGGATGATGAAGCTGCTGAAGCTCTTGCAGCCGAACTGGCTAATGAAGCAGCAGACGAAGTCGCTTAATCATGAAACCTCAGTCTGCCAAGGGCAAGGGTCGCCGCCTTCAGCAGTGGGTCCGAGACCTTTTAATCGAGGTCTTAGGGCTCCATGTTGAAGATGTCAAGAGTACGTCAATGGGAGCAGGGGGTGAGGATCTAACCCTCTCCCATGAGGCTCACCAGGCGTTCCCTTGCTCGATTGAGTGTAAGAATGTTGAACGTGTAAACGTCTGGCAGACTTACGCACAAGCAGTTGCCAATTGCGGTAACTATGAACCTGTCTGTGTAATAAAACGGAACCATCACAAGCCTCTTGTGGTGGTGGATGCTGAGTACTTTGTAAGGCTACACCTCGATGACAACTCCCCCCAAGAAGCGTGAACCGTGGGACCCACGTAAGCATGGTGTATCGGTCTCCTGCCTTAACCTCTGGTTACAGGATAAACATGCCTGCTACCTGTCCTACATCGAGAACTGGGAAGCAGTAGAATCCTGGAACTCCAAGATGAAGTACGGCAACCTGGTTCAAGCTGGACTGGAAGGTTACATTAAAACCAGACAGGTCAAAGGTGCTTTCCGGTTCATCCAGACCGAGTATAAGCAACAGGTTGACGAGTACGGAATGGATAAGGACATCACCTGGCATTCCAAACTAGCCGAGCATACTGTGTCTGCTTTTATCCAGCGATACAAGTGCGACAAAGCCCTCCCCCTTTCCATCGTTAAGAAATCTGAGGAGAACTTACGTGCTGAAATTACTCTACCGTTCAGTAATCGCAACATTGTCCTCAACATGTATATCGATGGTGAATGGGATGACGGCATTATGGAAAACAAATGCAGGGGCTCATGGAAAGCAGAATCCATCGCCAGAGAAATCAAGTGGGACCTACAATACAATTACTACCTGCTTGCCAAGTACCTCACCACAGGAACTATTCCCTCCAAGGTCTGGTATCAACATATACTCCGTCCCGGATCATTTGGTTACCGTGGACCAAGAAAGAGAAAAACGGAGACGACGGACCAACTCCTCGGACGAATCGTAGTCCACATGAAGGAGAACCCTGACACCTACTTCTACCGCTTCATTGGTCGTCCCACAGAGGTAGACATCTCCCGTTTCAGTTACGGTTGTCTGTACCCTATCCTGGAAGCCTTCCTTGATTGGTACGAGTTCGTGACTGACGAAGACCGATTCTCCAAACCCAATCATTGTGACTGGATTACTCCCTACGGACTCTATAACCCATTCGTCATGGGAACAGAAGAAAGATTCCGTAACCACAGACTGACAGGTTCCACTGCTGGTCTTCGAAAGAAGGTGTTCAGATGAAAAAGAAAGTAGCTAAGAAAAAGGTCAGCAAGAAAGCTACCACCAAGAAAGTAGTAAAGAAACAGGTAGCCCAACTGGACAATCCTTTCCCCGTCCTGACTGACTACCAGGAACCAGGTAAGTTCATTCTCATCCATTCCTCTCCCGGTGAGGGGAAGACAACGATTGCTGCCCATGCTCCAGATCCACTCTTCATCTTCACCAGCGATGAACAAGGCATTAAGCAAGCTCTCAGAGCTGGAGTTGTCCCAAGTTCAGTCAAGAAGTATCTTGTTGAACTCGATCCGGTCTGTCCTCTCGACGCCATCCCAGTGGATACAGGACATCCCGGCTGGATTAAATGTATTGATACCCTCTTTACCTTCGAGAGTCAGGAGCACGACAGACGATCAGTAGTAATCGATTCCACTTCAGGTCTTCAGAGTTTATGCCACCAGCATACGGCATCTTTGCTGTTCAATGGTGACATGGTTCGTGATGACGGTTTCATGAACTACTACAAGGGCTACATCAAAGCAGCAGAACAGTATTGGCAAAGAGAGTTCATGGCAACCTGCAGCCGCATCGTGGCTAAAGGTATGAACGTCATCCTCCTCTCCCATACCAAACTGTCCACAGAACCAAACCCTGCTGGACCTGAAGTTAAGATGTACACCCCTGACCTGGATGCTCGTATCTGGGGCTTTACCAAGAAAGCTGTTCAAGGGACGTTGTTCCTCGGCAAGAACCGTAACTATAAGAAGGATCAGAATACTAAAAAAACAGTAGTGACAAATGAGACTCGTTTTGTGGGCGTTAACAACACCACATGGTACGAGGCCAAGAACTGGTTTGACCTCCAGGATGATATCGAAGTCGGTGGTTCCGCTAAAGAAACATGGAACAACATCGCCACTGCACTGGAAATCAACTAACCCCTTTACCAACTTTTATTCCTCACTGGAGATAAAACAGATGTCAGTATTAGAACAATTCGCCAAGAACACTCGCATGAAGTCTCACCTCAAGCGAGCTTCTGAGTCCACCCCCAACCAACGCATCAGCAACAATGACTTCGAAGGAGAAGACGGCGAGTACTTCATGGACTTCGTTAAGCTGAACGAGTTCGAAACCAAGGAGAAAGTCCAATGTGCAGAATTCCAGTTCCGCTTGGTCAACTGTGAAGGCCAGGAGGAACTTGCAGGTTCCATGTTGAACGTGTTCCTGATGTTCAAGGATGACGACTACAACACCATCGAAGAGGTCATGGATACCTACATGCAGACCTGTCAGCTCATCGGAGTTGAAACCAAAGGTGGGGACATCAAGAAGATCACCGCTGGTCTTAAAGGGGCTGTTGGTACTTGCGTTAAAGGTGCTGTTGTCACCGGCAAGTCTGCCAAGAAGAACAAGTCTCTCTATCTTCGTGGTCCTGCTGAAGCTCCTGGAGCCTCTGAGGAAGTCGAGGAAGAAGTCGAAGAAGTAGAGGAGGAAGAAGTAGAAGTCACCGACTGGGTAGCCGTAGGAGCTGCAGCAGGAGAAGGTGATGAAGAAGCTGAAGCTCTCCTCCTGCAGAACTGTCCTCGGGACCAGGATCCTGATGAACTTGAATGGGATGAACTCGCTGCCCTCATCGCCACGGTTCAAGGTGGAGATGAATGGGAAGAAGAAACTTCCTAAGTTAAGATAGGAAGTTTACTGACCTACCAGGGCCTGCAGGAGTCAAATCCTCAGGCCCTGTTTCCCTCTGGAGTCTACGATGATCGCAATCGATACGGAGTGTACTGGACTATGGTGGCAGCACGGGACACAGGCGTTCGCTGTAGGCACTTACGACGGCACTGAGTACCAATCGTCACACAGACAGATAAACCACCGCACAAGGCGTCCTAAGGAGCCTCTCAGCTCCTCTCAGCGAGAGCATTACAGGGATATCCTGCTGGGAGATGATATGGTTGTCTTCCAGAATGCCAATTATGACATAAAAGCCTTCTGTAGCATGGGAGTCCTTGACTGGGAAGAACCTTCTCACCATGACTTCTGGGAGAACATTTATGACCTCGGCAGCATCAACCACCTATTCGATTCCCGAGACTCTGGGGTCAGGCAGTCCTCTCTAAAGTGCCTTGCTCCCAAGTACCTGGATGGTGACTATGAATCACAAGAGGTAATGGAGAAACTAATCAACCGTTGCCGTAACTTCTGCCGCCTCAGGAATGCACACTGGAAGATCGGAGATAAAAAAACAGTTCCACAAGCTCTCAAAGAGTTTGGGAAAGGTGACATGTGGTTGCCTGCTGCCCTTCTGAAACAGTACCCTGACCAGAATGAACTCAGACTCTATATGAACAAGGAAGGTAAGCACGACTACGAACTACTGGGTACTGTCTGTGACACTTACCTCAGAGACGACTGTGTCTACACCTACCGATTGGCTGAAGGGTTCCTCAAAGAGATTCTGGAAGAACAAGGACCTGAAGAAGCAGAACAACATCTAGAGATGAATCATGCTCTTCATCCAGTAATCTGGAAGATGGAAACTCAAGGAGTACACGTACACCATGACCACCTCGAATCTTCAATTGCCACCTGTGAACACTGGATCAAAAAGACCCATGCTCGATGCGTTGACCTTACAGGTAAAGACGTACAGAAGTTTACTGCCTCTATCCTCCGCAAATACCTGTTCGATGAGTGTGGCCTGGAACCAATTACCTTTACTGCCAAGGCAAAGTTACCTCAGGTGGATTCTGACAGACTCCTCCTCCTCAAAGAGCAGTGTGAAGAACGAGACTTAACCGAAGCAAATGAGTTCTTATCAAACCTGTTAGCAAACACCAAGTACACCACAAAGAAACAATACCTGGAAGGCTACCATCGAGTACAACAAATAGGAAACAAGGTTCCATACGAAGCTGACTTTGATCCTCACCAGTGGTATCTTTTTCCTTCCCTCAAGTCAACCGGCACAGGTACTACTCGCTTCTCCAGTTCCAACCCTAACAGCCAGAACATCGAGAAAGCATCCAACCCTTTTGAGGACGACTTCGACGACGTAAAGGAGATGCTGGAACAGTCCCCCAAACTCCGCTCCATCTTCGGTCCAGCGAAAGGGGATTGGTGGTTCCCAATGGACTATAAACAACTTCAGCTTAGGATCTTTGCTGCCCTGACTCAGGAAGATTCTCTAATTCAATCCTTTAGAGACGGATGGGACTTCCACAACTTTATGGCTCATGCAATCTTTGACCTCCCAGAGAACCAGAAGGCTACCTCAGCTCAACGAAGAGTAGCCAAGGCAGTCAACTTCGGATTCATCTTCGGAGCTTCAGAAAAAAAGATAGATGAAACCACAAAGAAGCCTGGGCTCTATCAGGAACTCATGATCATGTTCCCTAACGCTAAGGACTTCTTAGATGAAACAAAGGAACAGATCAGAGAGACCGGCATCGTCTACACAATGGGAGGTTACCCTCTGAAGATTCCGATGAGGATGTCCCCCTGGGACGGACGCCTAAACTACGCTGCACACATGGGCGTCTGTTACCGAGTACAGGGAACTGAAGGTGAGATAGTAAAGAAGGCAATGGTAAACACAGACCAGTACTGCACCACCTTTATGGAGGATAGTCGTATCGTTATGCAGATCCATGACGAGATTGTCTTTAAGACTCCTGAACGTCCTTCCAAGTCTCACATCAGAAACCTTCGAAGTATCATGGAGAATGCAGGTACTCACTTCGGAGTTGAAACACCAGTCGATGTAGAACTCTGTCAACACTCCCTCGATAGAAAGGTAACGGTGATCTTATGAAACATTTTAACCCTTTTGAATGTGAAGAAGGTAAATGGTACGATTGCATCAACTTAGAATCTTTTGGTTTACCTGGTTTTATGAATAAAGGTCGTGTGCTCTGCGTTAAAGAAGAGAACGGAGAGTCCGATACCCTACCTGCGTTCGCAATCTGGGCAACTCATTCCAGTTTTGAAGGTGGGGTCTGGAGAGACTTAGAACCAAGATTGGAAATCTTCTATCTTTCAGAATTAGAATCTAGTCAAGGTGGTAATCTTCTTACTCTTTCTCCAGTTCAAGGATGGGAGTAATGAAACTACTTGAATTCATAGATTACAACTATGATGAGGACGGAGACAACGCCAACACTGAATGTCTCTACTGCGGTAAGGACAAACTCTCCATAGCATTAGAAACCCCTCACCAATTCTCCTGCTGGTCCTGTAAGCAGTCAGGCAACGCCTACACTCTCATCCAACAGTACTACGAGATGTCTACCCCTCTGATGAAGTCGGATGGAATGAGACTGGCAAAGATGAAACCAGGTATCAAACCTATCACCTTCAAGAGACTTGGCATTCGGAACTCTTCAGTCGGCTACATCTGGCCTGTCTACAACAAAGAGGAGAAGATAGTTGCACTCTACAAACTGTCAAACTCTGGTGTCTGGTACTCTTCCCCTAAACCTACAGCCTTTACCTTGCTCGGGATTCAGAACCTCAATGACACCGGACCAGTATACATCTGTGAAGGTCACTGGGACTATGCTTGTTTTTTGGGGCACATTGCCACCGATAAGATCAACACTCTCGGACTCTGTGGTTCTACCTTCCCTTCCCAGCGACTCAGTGTTCTCGAAGGCAGGGACGTAGTTTTCCTTGCTGACAACGATGATGCAGGAAGGAAAGGAGTACAGTCTATGGCTTCTAAGATGAAACAGACTTCTACCCTTCCTAAGTCTCTGAAGTTCCTCGACTGGTCTTCCATGTCTCTTCCCAGCGAAGGAGAAGTGCCAGACAAGTTCGACATTCGTGACCTCGTATTGGAGTACTCCCGATGAAAATAAAACTACTTGGTAAGATTTGGCAACTACGCTTCATCTATATCAAGAAGACCAAAGAGGAGAAAGCTGCACACGGTAGTTGTGATGCTCCTCACATCAAAGGTAAGTCCATCCGCATCAACAACAAGCTCAAAGGCAAACCAATGCTGGAGACCCTCATCCATGAGATGATGCACGCTGCTGACTGGACCAAAGATGAGGAGTTCGTAACAGAAGAAGCAAGGGACATTACTAACGTCCTTTGGAGGCTTGGATACAGGAGAATAGGTCGTGATGTCAAGGTTCCTTAAACAGCCGTCAATCATTTAGTTGACAGTGAGATAGACCACCTTGTAATCATATCTGTAACAGGATATAAGAGTGTGGCAAATCTTAACCTATATGTTTAACCCAATTTAAAAGCGACTAAGTTCGCATTGAGTAGGAGAAATAAAGAATGATAATAGCATGGTGGAGTGCGGGTGTAACTAGTGCAGTGGCAACCAAGTTAGCCATAAATGAATTTGGTATTGATAATGTTGTACCTATTTATTTTAAAATAGACAGTGCTCATGAAGATAACGCCAGGTTCAAGTCTGAATGTGAGGAGTGGTACGGTAAAGAAATAGAGACGTATCAATCTGAGAAGTATAAGGATCAGTTTGAAGTTATAATCAACGATAGATATGTGAATGGCCCAGGTGGTGCAAGGTGTACGCTTGTACTAAAGAGAAGAGTTAGGCAAAAGATTGAACATGAACTCGACTACAATGGACAAATCTTTGGTTTTGAGTACAGTAAGAAGGAAGTTAATAGGGCTATAAGGTTCAGTGAACAGTACCCTACAGCTAAACCTTTATTCCCTTTGATAGAACACAAGATGAATAAACCTGAGTGTTTATATTATTTAGAAGATGCAGGTATTGAAAGGCCTGAGATGTATAAGTTAGGTTACAAAAACAATAATTGTATTGGTTGTGTCAAAGGCGGTGCAGGATACTGGAATAAAATACGTGTTGATTTTCCTGAATCCTTTAAGAAAATGTCTGAGGCAGAGAGAATTGTAGGTCACTCATGCTTACGTGGAACATTTCTTGACGAACTTGACCCCAACAAAGGACACAAACAAAAAACGATTATGCCTGACTGTGGTAATTTTTGTGATCTTGAGTTTGAAGATATACTTCACCCAAAGGTAGATGAAATATTTGATGAACCAACTAAACTAAGACATCTTCCAAAAGATATGAAGTTGACTAAGTTCCTAGCAAGATACGAGGAGAATAGGTCGTGATGTCAAGGTTCCTTAACTTCCTTATAGAACCTCTTGTTATTATCCTTGCTGGGATAGTTGGTTGGGGTATTGCAGTTCTTGCTACCAAACTAGCAGGAGTAATTGAGTTGTTTATCTGGAGCATAAAATGAATCAGTGGGGAGAACTTGAACCGTGGAACTTATAAAGCTAATCAATGAACACTTGGTCTCTGTTGACTTTAATGTCATCACCACGGTACAGGCTAAAGCATGTCGTGACTTCAACACCCTCATGGACATCTATCGAAAGAACATGACCCTCACCCCTTCCATCGAAGACTGTGCTGCAATATGTTTTGCAGTCCACATAGCCACCAAGCTGGACGGAGATCCTCTCTGGTTCTATCTTGTTGGTGCTCCCTCAAGTGGCAAGTCCACCCTTTGCGAATTGGTATGTGCTGATGAACAAAACACCAGACCTCTCTCCAAATTCACAGGACTTGTGTCAGGTAGTACACAAGGACAACACCTTATTCCAATGCTGCACAACAAATGTGTTGTGGTCAAGGATGGAACCTTACTCCTGGAGTCAACTCCGATTCAGCTTGCTAATGTCTACGGTGAGCTTAGAGATATCTACGATGGGAGTCTCGAAGCCCATTACCGAAACGGCGTATCTGCTTCATACACAAACATCAGCTTCGGTATGCTCATTGGAATTACAGAGAGAGTCTATGCCCTCAATATGTCGGCACTGGGGGAAAGATTTCTCCATTGTAGACTCGAATCGGATCGAGAAACGGAACTTGTCCGTAATCAATCCGCGATACGTAACGTCCTCTCAGGAACTAAGCGGACAATGGCCGAAGGAGAGGATTCGGGTGACAGCAGATCGTTCCCTCTTCAGCGAGAGTACACGGCAGGGTTCCTCTCCCATCTCCATACTCGCATACGCAATGAGCATATTCTACAACCTGAATTCACAGGAACAGATGAAACACTTATCCAGGCTATTGCAGATGTCATCGCCTGCAGCCGAGCCCAAACCCACAAAGACTTCAAAGACAACATTCTATTCGACTCCAGACCTGAAACTTCAACCAGGCTTTGTAAGCAGATAGCACGTCTTGCCTTGTGTTTATGCTACGTTCTGGGGGTCAAGAAGATCACCCCTAGGATAAGAGAACTTCTCACCAAAGTATGCCTTGACAGTTCCTTCGGAAAACAGTACCATGTGATACGTGCTGCTGCTCTCTCCAAGCAGGGCCAGAGTCGAAGAGGAACAGCCGCTTCAGCAAACATCCCCCTCTCCTCCTGCATCCTTGTCATCGAAGACCTTATCTCCTTGAAGGTCCTTAGAGAAGGAGATGGGGCAGGAGATAGGTCAGTAGGAAGAAAAACCAAGATCCTTACCTGTGCTCCCTGGGTGGAACACGCATTCAAAACAGTAGAACAACATGGGCAGAATATTCCCCAGCATCCGTATCCCGAAGAGGAAGTACCACAAGTCGTCACCAGTCCAAAGAAGAACCGCTGGACGACGAAGAAGAAACGTCTTGTTAAGAGATGAGTTCAAATGTCAAGGATGTTGGAACGTCTACCCTGAATCAGAACTTGAATGTGATCACATCATCCCTCTCCAGCAAGGAGGACCTGACCATGAGATAAACTGTCAAACCCTCTGCATCCCTTGCCACCGTAAGAAATCAAAGAGTGAATCATGATCTCTGCTAAGAACCTTCATCGTGCAGCAATGCTCTCCAATGGAATGTACACCTCCCGTGCTCTCGGACGGAAGTGGACATGTGAGAACCTATACAACGACACCCATCTCTACACTCGAAGTGTGGATCTCTCTCGCAACCTCATCGGAGATGTTGGTCATATTAAGGTAGCAGTAACCGAACTGGGGAAAGACCTTTACTTCGGTTTCAGTGGAACCCAGGACGCTGAGTTTTGGCTCTACAACATAGACGGAGATATTGATAAGACTCCCTACACTGTCCTCTACGGTATCAATTACGATGCTCATGCTGGCTTCCTTGATCTGGCAAAGACTGTCTATACCTTAGCATTGCAACACCTGCCAGAACACATCAAAGACCTCTCTCAATACGACAACCTTTACTTCACAGGTCACTCAGCAGGTGGTGCAGTTGCTGCCTTGATGCCTTTCTTCGTTAGACAGAAACAATTACTCCTTACTCATGACAAACTGAAAGTCATTGACTTCGGTTCACCTCGTATCTGGGCAGACTCCTGTGAATACCCCTTTGAACGACACCGCTTCCAGCACGTCTTCGACCTCATCCCGTGTGCTCCTTTGCATTGGAGGGGACCTTTACCTGGCTTCTCCCACAGTGGCGAAGTGCATTGGACGACCACCAAGTACCGAGTACTCAACAAAGCTCCCTGGTTCCGTATTCCCCGAATGCTCTGGGAGTACGGCAAAGGAGTAGCTACCCTCTCAGCAGCACAGAAAGCATTGAAATATCACTCCTCCCATCAGTACTCCTCAACTGTACTGGCTAACTACTTCATGGACACAGACCTATGAAAAGGAAAATAATCACCTTCATCCTGGCCTTCCTGATACTCACCTTAACGTCCTTTGGTGCTCAAGGGGTCTACTCCCTCCAATCTCGTACTCCCTGCCCTCCGGGGTCAACCTGAGGACCCTCCGCAAGACCTGGTACAGGTTTTGAGATCGGACAGGGGTCAGCAGTAATGGTCTCAGTCAAGGACGGCTTCGGATGGTTCCTCTCCACCGGCCATGTATTCGGACAGTACAACGCAGTATGGATAGAAGACAGATGGTACGAAGTACAGGTATCTCACCGATGGATGAATCTCTCCCTCAATGAGCACCTCATCCTTCTCAAGACTGTCCAGAAGCTACCAGAGAAGAACTTCCCTTTCTTCCGCATAGCAGAAGAAGAATTAAAACCAGGAGACTCAGCCGTCTACGTTGGCTTCCCTGCCAACCATTACAGAGTTCAACCTTTAAGAGTATCACCATACGGTGGCAGTTTACTCCACACTATACCTCATCCAACACAAGGCTTCTCAGGAGGAGGAGTAGTCAAAGGTGGCAACCTCTACGGAATCATCCACGGGTATCACTCACTGTCCCTCATAGGGAGTAGTCACTCTCTACCTCCTATCCTCCAGCGAATGAAGCAGGACGCACCTGGAGTATTCTCCACCAATCGTCCTGAGTTAAAACCAAAGATCGTAGCACCTGCACCTCTCCCCACCATACCAGAAAAGGCGAAACCATCATGGCCTCCATTCCCTGTTCCTGTGGAGAAGAAAACCCCTTCTACTGTACCTGTACCGAAGAACAACTCAGAATCAGAGAAGAACAACAAGGACTCCAAATCCTCATCGAAACCACCCTTAAAGAACTCTCCAAAGAAGGAGCCTTCATCGACAACGGAGATGGTTCCTTCTCCAAAGGACCAGACTACGAATTCTACAAAAAGTTACTCCTTACTAAAAGCAGTGAGGGAGAAGGTATCTAATCCAACCTTATGGCTTAACCTTGCCACTATGGCTGCCTTGGGACTCACTGGCGGTGGCACTGTCTTCGCTGGATGGAAAGGAATCAAATACGCCTCTACTGCCATGAAACTATGGAAGGGGGCTAAGGCTGCAAAGGCTTGCTTTCCCTTCAGCGAACCAATGCTGCCAAGAGACGACACAGAAATCCAACAGATCCTTAGTTTACGACAACAGGAACAACGCTCACCTCTACATGACGGCTTTTACGGAATCGCTCTCGAAGACGAACTCAGAGCTGACCCTAACCAAACCATAAAGGATGCGTTCGAGAAAGCTACCGCTCGATTCAATTCGGTGGCTCCCCTATCGGTACAGACAACGTCGTCTGCACCAATCACCAAACCTCCTACTACGGAGACCATGACATGACACTTCAGGTAGCACAGGGACAGTTCACGGGAATGATCACCCGATTCAAGAACCAGACGATCATCTTGGCGATGCAACCTTGCATCAATCTACTCACTGAACTGGTTGGCAACGATGAGTTCAAGAACCGTGCAGGTACAGACGACAGTACCAAAGAGCACCTAACTCAGTTGTTGGCTGGTTGTGACAAACGTCGTCGCATGGTCACCTACAACAAAGACTCTGTTGACCTGCAATCGATTCTGGATGTAGACACCTCTCTGGAGTCTTCTATGAACCCGATTGCACTGGACGGCATTCAGCTTGGCTCAGGACCTGAGGTAGAGATTCCCTGGAACTTCGATGGGACAGATCCAAACATCCCTCTCCATAAGGATCTTCACTTCCGCAATGGAGTTGGTGGGATGCTTTACGATGTAGCCTGTAGGATCCTGGTGAACTACACCCGTCTTGAGTCACGACATCGTACTCAGATGATCACGGTCAATGACAGTAAACGCATGTACTCTTACATGCAGACGTTTCATGACCTGAGCAACCTCTTGCTTGGATCTGACAACCAGGTTGATGTAGCTCAACCACTGGCAACTGATGAGCCTGCTAACTCCTCTGCACCTAACCGTGTAGGAGAGACCTCAGTAAACCTTGGCTCAGTATAGTCTGCGAAGTCTGGACGTAAAGAAACCCCTGCAGGTATCAACTTCTGCAGGGGTTTTTATCATTGGTCTACGAGTGAATGTGAATGTGGATATTGTAGGTAACAGTACCATCCGTGTTGATGACTACATCCTTACCAATCTTCAGCCCTTCCTCTGCTTCCTCCAGCAACTCCTGAGCCTCTGGGTCTACCGTGTGAACCTCTTCCACCACCTCTTCCACCAGATCACGGAAATCTTCTCCTCCATCGTAGTATCTACCGTCCCTCTTCCACCAGTTCGCTCCCTGTTCAAGGTAATCATCCTGGTTGCATGTAGGTTCAAATACCCACTTTGTTCTCTTTCCCATCTCGAATGTTCTTTCCCTCACCTGTATCTGTATCGATTTCTGATCAACACCATCATCATCGACACCTCCACGGGTCCAGTACGTCTTACCTTCTTCAATCATCATCACTCAGCTCCTAACAGAGAGTTAAAACAAACCAACACAGGTATACTCAACACCAATCCCAATAGAACTTACTCCAACCCTTAACACCAGTACAGTTCATGTAAGCACTGGTCAGGTTCTCTGGTCCTACATCACAACTCATCAACCAGCCTTGCATCTCCTCCATGTATTCATGAGGACACCTGAACAGCATCTTCCTGAGGTTACGTCTCAGTGCCTTCTCTGAGGCAGGTCGTCTACGTACAGCACTCCTCACCAGCCACGTCCTGATAAGACGCCTCACCACTGGAGGCAGGTTATTCCAATGATGCTGCTTCCACTCCTGAGGCGTCTTGCCTGTATCCTCCAGCACCCTCTCATCGTTGGTCAAGGCACGTCGCCTCTTCCTCTCAGCCTCATCAAAGGCTACCCGATTGTCCATTGCTTCAGTCGTGCTCATCATCTGGTCAGTCATAGTCTCTCTCCAGTGAAAGGGATAGGGGGCAAAGGGTATACCCCTTTTCTACCCACCTGTGGGGAATAAGTCAATCGATCTATTTATCAAATTCAGTACACAACCTATGAACACAACCTACTATAGCAAATGAAGCACCTCTATCAACACTACCATGTCCTGTTATGAGGTCTTGGTCGATGTAAGTAACCTCCTGCATATTACAGTCGCCACACTTAACTATCAACTTAATACCAAATGGTTCTTTATGGAACTCTACACTTGTGACATTGGAGTTCACCATAGCACTCAGTATCGTATCTACCAAAGTACTCTCTACAGGTATTTCTATCATTGAAACAACTTTCTCTACAGGAGGAGGGGCCGGGCCGCAGCAAATTACTGCGATACCCATCGTAAATTTTCCCATTCGCACTGTCAAGGGGTCTAATTTTTTTTTGAAAAGGAATGAGTCCTTTCCTTTCCTTTCCCCCCCCAACTTTTTCAGCCTAGGGGCAATTTTTTATTCACCCTAGGGGTGACCTCACCCTACGTACCTAGGGGCAATTTTTACATCACCCTAGGTGTGTAGGGGGACCATCACCCTAGGGGCGTAAGGTCAATTAAAACCTCACCCTAGGGTATTGTCAGAAATCACCCTAACATTCTGGTTGTCAAAGATCGGTCGGTGCGTACCGTCCACCTCTAAGGGTAGGGTATCCCCACCCCCTAGCGGCGTGCTCTCAGTTCCCTCTCAGCGAACCAGAACGGTTGCCTATTGAAACTGAATCTCAATTTGTTGCCTCTCAAGACTCTCAGACTCCCTATAATAGGTAATCTACTGAGAGTCCACCAGATCGTCTGTAAGGGCCTCAAATCCAAAACAGGTAGTTTACCCTGTCTGGAAAAGCAAGCCCTTACAATCGATCCTGAGAGGTCTGACGATATGCTGGATTCAGACTATAAGGACTCCCTGTCAGCTTGTACCGATCAATCTGAGAGATTGAACACTATGTCCAACTGCCAACGAAAAAGCCCCCAGGCAACCGAGAGTCAACCTGAGGGCGTAAAGAAACCCCCTGGACATAATCCAGGGGGTATCAATCAAACTGAATTGTTAGCCAACCCTCACGCACATGGTGCCAAATCCATTCTTTCCCGGTTGGTTCTCAGCTCACAACAATTGATTGCTTTAAGAAATAGACTATCAGCAACCCAGTCAGCATTCTTCCACAGCCTCAGAAGATGGCGAGCATCGATCCTGGTGTCTGTCCAATTCCGAGAGGGGAGATGGACTCCTATTCGCTCGCAAAATTCCAGAGTCCCTGGAAGACAATTATGTGCAGCTTTGGAGTCCAACATCGAGAGTTCACCAGCTACTCTCAGTTTGCGGGCATACTTGGCAATTTCTCTGCGTTGCATCCGTTTTCTGTCCTCAATGCTGGCATTATATCTCGCCTGGTATTCCCTCCTCTCAATAGCCTGGTGGACTCTCCCTCTCATAACTTCTTGGACGTGACTGAGGACATCTCCAGTGATTGAATCGTCCTTGCAAGGGTGGTTGTGAGTATGATACCAGGTAACCTGTGAGGCGATCTCCTGCACTACTTCGCTGGCAGGACGACCTAAGAACCAAGCGTAGGAATCAGTAAGATCGTCTCCAGCTAAACAGCGAACTCGGAACAGCTCCACACTCACATTATCGATGTTAACTGAGCCTACCAGTTCAGGACGATCTACTATCCAGGACTCAGTACCGATTTTTGATGTCTGGTGAGTAGAGGCAAACTGGCGACACAACCGGGCATAAGCTGCACAACGGTTATTAGTCTTTCGGAGCTGTTTAACGTCTGCCAAGTCTAGACCATTGCAACCGATAATCGACCGAACAGCCTGGGGAAATCTTCTAACGAGTTGTTGCTGATGTTCTGGCTTCAAACTCCAGAGTGGTCGATGTCCTCTACTGGTTGTTTTGCTCGCTAAAACGTCCTGAGGTTGACTCCAGGGAACTGTATACCCTCTCCGGGATGCTACATGCTGTTCCCCTAGTTTCTGAGATACCCTGCCGATACCCGTTATCCTCTTTGCTGGATAAGCCAGTTTGAGTAGTGGCTTAAACCTCTCCAGAGTCCGACAATTGATCCGAGACAAACAAGCTCCACACAATCCTTCAAACGATTCATGTCTATCGACGCAACCATCCCAGGCCTCAACACGTTTGTTGACTAGTTGAAGAATCGATTGAATCTCTACCTCTTGCCTGGTTCTAGGCTGAGATTGACATGCCGTATCAATAACAGCATGGAGAGAACGGGCATACTCCCTGAGAATCACATAATCGGAATTGTAGAGGTCAACAGCTTTTGCCAGTTTGACGATTGCAGCTTGTTGCTCTTGGTTTGGCTTATCTAATTGCCTGGCAGCGAAACAACCGCCCTGAGAAGCTCCCCCCCAGCCAGAACCATATGTTGACCTATACCCTTTAACATGTCTTGATACCCGATCGATCTCCTGAGCAATCCTGGTCGACTCTGAGGACATCTCAGCTTGTCGTCTTTCCATTCCTTGCAGCAACTCTCCAACCGTACACAACAGAGCAAGAGTCCAATACAACCTTTGATGCTGGTTCGCTGATCTTTCAATCTGGCGAGTGATAGACTCAAGACGTTTTTGTAGTTTACTTCTCACGATATTGACTCCTAATTGAAACAAGATACTAAGGGTAGCAAACAAACTACCCCAAGAACGAACAGCGAACAACATCCAAAACAATGGTGAAGATTCCACAGAGGACATAGGCGACCGAACCACCTACCCCCAAAGCAATCGCACAAAACAGCTTGTCCAGTAACTCAGACATATTCGACCCAGACCATAGAAGGTTAAAAAGAATCCCCCAGGAACAACCTGGGGGAACTGATAGGCAACCTAACGGGTCAAAGTCAAAGTCCTCAACCGATAGAAGGAATCACGACAACGGGCAAACTCACCTGTTGCTCGGTCATAATCTCCTACCGTTGCTGCGGACTCGCAACGCAAACCAGCAGACTCCAAGATATCTAATTCCATCCCGATGATGTCCTTCAGCGAACGGACTAACGTTTCCGCTTCCGCCCTAACGTCTTCAATCGTCAGAGGTGCCCCGTTAACCTTAAACGCCTCAGACTCTGCTGTTGGGGTCAATAAACGAACGTCACCAGAATCGTCCAACCGAATAGCGTCCGCTGGGGGAATCTCGCTACCGTCTTCCATCACTAGTTCAAAATCGTCCAATTCAATGTCTGAAGGATCAAAGTACTCAGCAACCTCAGAAGCCCCCACCGTACAACCAAGAGCATAAATCTCGCCTTGCATCTCAGATTGCTTAGTCTTCAATTTGGAAACCTCAGAAGCAGCATTCCCAACAGCAGCAGCGATACGCCTGGTAACCTCAGAACATGCTTCGCTGAATTCATCTTCAAGGTGATTCAGTCTTGAAGCATGATTCAGCGAAACGGATTCCAAAGACTTCAGACGCAAACTGCCATCTTCCAGGAATGAATCTACTGAGGCAATCTCACCCCAAACTGAGGTGATCTGACGATTGATATCCCTGCGGACTCTGGTGATATAACCAATCACCAGGATCAATCCTGTAAACGAACCAACGAAAACGGCAAGCAACTCTCGGACAGTAACTACAGCATCAAAACCGGACATAGCAAACACTCCTAATTGAAACAAACTACCTAAGGTGATAACATAACCACCCTTAAAACTCTCTACAGTCCCAATGCCCAAACGGGTTGAGATTCAATCCAATTCCCTATTCTCTTTTTGGTCGTCGAAGCCAAAACCAGGCAAAGCGTATCACCTCTTTGCACAACCAGATTGATCCGAGCCAAATCTTGATACTCAGCTCCCGGATGCTCGCAATCCATGATTGACCAACCAGGCGGTTGTCCTACATACAATCGCCACAGTGGCCCGAGAATCGGCTCCTCCTGTATATCGACTAGACCTCCCTTTCTTATGGCAATCTCTCCTGCGGACAATGGCCGAAAGCAACAATGAATCGGCATCTTATCCGTATACCTTGTTTCTCCAGGTCCAAAGCAGGATGCCGGTATGTCTCGGGGCATCCTCTTTGACTGAATCAATTGCAACCGATTCTTTTCTTTTTCCTCTGCTGTCATATGTTTCCCTTTCGGACTGTTCATTCTCACAACCTCAATAAAACCAGAAACCAGGCCCCCTACACTGGGGACCAAACAAAACCGTTTTTGAGCTTAGTTTCGACGATGGAGCGACCTACCACCACCTCCAGTCCGGCCTATTCCAGGAATAAGCTGAAAATATCGATTTGTCCTCAGTCTGAAGACAATCCAGGGATTCTGGTGTAGTCAAACACGCACCTATGATGCCGGACGATAGAAACTACCCTTCTGAGAAACCAGGCCCGTAGAATCGATCCTGTGGACTCTCAGAGCATCCCTAGGGGTAAGGGTATATAAAGGGGTCTCATATAGGGTAGGAATCAACCTGATCTACCCTGTGTCTGAATGAATACCCTTTCTGCTGTACCCCCCACTATAGGCCACCCTAATAGGGTACTCTCCCTATAGTACCACTGTATACGCCTACCCTATATTGACGGCCTGTCTGTATAGGGTGGACGCTAGACCACCTATGCTGAGAGGTTGCCTATCACCCTGGAATGAGGTCGGTCGTCTCTTAGCATCCATCGTGCCAATCAGGACCATTCCCCAACATTGATCACCACCAGAGGACAGGGGACCAGGGAGGTACACCAGGGGCATGATGGTTTGACCTACCCTCCTAGGGTATCCTCAGCGACCACCCCCTGGGGTGAACTATCAATACCCCCTCGATTGCCAGCAACCTACCAGCCGATCAGTCCCGGATTATAGGTCCACCCTAGGTGGTAGTGAATTGACCACCACACCCTGGGGGTAGGGAATACCCTCCCCCTAGGTACTACCTCACCCTAAGCCCCTAGGGGGGGCGAGCCCTTACGGGGGCACGGGCCGTAC